CCGCCGAGGACGCTCAGGTTAAGCAATTAACGCAAAGCCTAAAAAATCTAGGTTTGAGTTTTGCTACACAAGACGTAAAGCAATACCTCGACGTGCTCGAGCAGGCGACAGGGGTAAATAAAGATCAGCTCCAACCTGCGCTACAAAAGATTTTGCAGACTACCGGCGATATTGCCAAGTCTCAAGAGATTTTAGCTCTTGCTCTAGATACCTCAGCCGGCAGCGGTCAGGATTTAGCTAGCGTTAGCCAAGTATTAGCGCAGGCATATGTAGGTAATAATCGAGGGCTACGTACGCTTAATATCGGACTTACTCAAGCCGAGATTAAAACCGCCAATTTTGCAGACATACAAGAAAAGTTAATAAAGATTTTTGGTGGGCAGGCAGCCGTAGCGGCCGATACCTACACAGGTAAATTAAATAAACTGACTATCGCAGCTGAAAATGCTAGCGAGGAGATCGGTCGAGGTTTAATTGGAGCCCTCGAGGGCTTAGCCGGGTCCGAGGGTAATCTAGACCCTCTCATCGACAAGATGAATAAACTCAGCGTAGCTACGGGCGATTTTATCTCCGTACTTTTTGGCGGTAAAACTAAAGATGGTTATAGCCTTAAAGATGCTATCGATATCGTATTTAGCGGCGGCGTAAAAGGTTTTGGTAATCGGTCTTTATCAGCTAGTAACCAAGATACACAAAGAGCAGATGCAGCGGCAGCAAAAAAGGCCGCAGCCGAAGCGGCTAAACGTGAAAAGGAAAGATTAGCTTTACTCAAAAAACAAGCACTATTAGAGAAAAATAAACTTTCGTTATCAAAGGCTGCGGCCGTGTTTGACACTAACCGTATCTCTATCGCGGCAGCTCTACGTGCTACCTACGACAAAGAGACGATCCTACGCCTTGAGGCTTTACAGGCTATTGAGGAGGATAACGGCGAGCTCGCACTTAAGAAAATTAACGAGCTAGCAGCCCTGCAAAAAAATGCAGACATGGCCAAACTAGCCGGTATTACTCAAATTAGTAATGCAACCCTCGAGGCTATTAACACTCAATTACTCAATGAGCTTACGGCGATAGACAAATCAAAGATGGCCGAGACGGATAAAGAAAACGCTCGGCAGATCGCTTTTGGTAAATACAATGCAGCTATTACCGCGGCCGGTGAGTTAGCGGCTAAAGAGAGTTATAGCGAGCGCGTACAGATCCAACTAACCGAGATCGCTAAACTCGCATCCTTAAGTAAAACATCTAACGCATCTATGACCCTAACTAAACTCCGCGAGTCTGAGGAGTTATCGATGATCGACAGGGTAGCCGCTGCACAAAAACGAGCCGACGATGCTCGACTTTCAGCGCTACAAACTTATATAAATGCTTTATCTAAAGTCGGGTCAGGTCCTAGCGCCAACACCGCAGCTATACAAGCTATGACACCAAGCCAAGCCGAGGCGGCACTAGCTAAAGAGCCGGTAAGTGTTAAGACGACCCTCACACCGGCAGAGATATCCGGTCTGCGTTATGCAGCTCAAGCGCAGGACGCTTACGAGAAAAGTCTAGCTAGTATCTCGCTTACTAACGCGGTCGCTCAAGGCTCACTTATGCAGGGTTTAAGCTCGGGTCTTACTTTATCAGCGGCGACAAGTGGAGCACGTTACGCAGCTCAGGCAGCGGCCTCATATAACATCACTATCGAGGCAGGTTTAGGAGATCCCGAGGCTATTGCTCGTGCGGTTGAGGATGTACTAAATCAATCAAGTTACCGAGGTACCTCAGTTAATCGAGGCTCCGGAGATTACTTAGTAGCATGAGTACATGGTTGCCCGAGTGGCGTATAACCGTCGGTACGACCGTCTATACAAACGTCTTAAGCGTGACAATGGCAACGGGTCGCGATGATATCGATTTACAATGCAACGCCGGCTATGCGCGTATGGAGATCGTAAACGTAAATAATACGGCCTTTGACATCGACGTAACCGATGTACTAACTCTCGAGCTTAAGAATAGCTCCGGTACATATGTCCCGGTGTTTGGCGGCGCGGTGTCAGATTTTGGTATCTCGGTCCGATCTCCGGAGGAGGTGGGCTTTATAACGATCGGTAGCATTTTGGCCGTAGGATCGTTAGCAAAATTAACTAAAGCTCTTTTCCCGGATGCCTTGCCTAAAACTGAGGATGGTACTCAGATATACGACATACTCAATGAGCTACTTATTAACTCATGGTTTGAGGTGGCCCCGGCTCTTAGGTGGATGGACTACGACCCTACGACTACGTGGGCTAATGCAGAAAACGTAGGACTCGGCGAGATCGATCAGCCTGGTCTATACGAGATGATTAGTAGAGCAGCCGATCCGGCCAACAGTTATAACCTATGCGCTCAAATTGCACAAAGCGCGCTAGGACAAATTTACGAGGATAAAGCCGGGCGCGTTTGCTATGCCGATGCCGATCATCGTACGGCTTATCTATCGGCTAACGGCTATACGACTTTATCGGCTAACTACGCTACTCCGTCTAGCGTTAAATCTATCCTACAAATAGGCAAGATCCGTAACTCCCTTGTATTTAACTATGGCAATAATTACAATAATCAAGCTACGGCCCTTGATGCCGACTCCATCGCTAACTACGGCCGTTATCAGCGAGCGGTAAATAGCAACCTGCATAACCTAAGCGATGTAAACGATGTTATGGATCGTGAGTTAGGCCTACGTGCTATCCCTCGAGAGCAGCTACAGGCAATTACCTTTAGACTAGATAGCGGCGACCTACCCGATGCAGAGCGTAATAAGCTCATCGATGTATTTTTTGGCGAGCCTATTGTTATTAACGATCTACCGATCAATATGTTTAACGGGTCGTTTAATGGCTTTTTAGAGGGCTTTGCTATCCGGGCTACGCCTCAATTTGTGGACATAACACTCACGCTAAGCCCTACAGATTTCTCACTCGTTGCGCCACAATGGGACACGGTTAGCCCGGCTAACCTAGTTTGGACGGGTGTAAACGCTACACTCATCTGGGAAAATGCTTTTGGAGGTTTGACATAATGGCAACAGTAACGCCTAATTTTAATTGGCCGGTACCCACATCGACCGACCTCGTGAAAGATGGAGCCACGGCTATCGAGGCCTTAGGCGACTCCATCGATGCCTCACTCGTCGATCTTAAGGGCGGCACTACGGGACAGGTATTAAGCAAAAACTCTAATACCGACATGGATTTTACGTGGGTTACAGATGCAGCCGGTGATATCACGGCGGTAAACGTAACTAGCCCTATTACCGGAGGCGGTACCTCGGGATCGGTGACTATTGGCTTTGATGCTAAAGCTGCTAACACACTTACATTTAATGCACAAACAGGTACGACCTATACCTTAGTAGCGGCAGATGCCTCTAATAAATTAGTTACTACATCTAACGCCTCAGCGGTAACGGTGACTATTCCGCCTAGCGTTTTTGCAGCCGGTGAGCAGATTAACGTACAGAGTATCGGCGTGGGACTTACATCTTTTGCTCAAGGTGCAGGCGTGACGATTACCTCAACAGGTGCAACGGCAACGGCCCCGGTGCTGAGAGCGCGTTACTCAGCTTGTACGATTATCTGCACGGCGAGTAATACGTTTACGGTAATTGGTGATCTTAGCTAATGAGCCCGATCCTCGGTATTTATGCATCCTCGATGCGGTCGGGTAACTCCTATGAGTCGATCGCTACGGTGACAGTTGGATCAGGTGGGGCATCATCCATAACTTTTAGCAGCATCCCATCTACTTATCAGCATTTGCAGATTAGAGGAATTGTGCGCAGTAATGGTGGGGCAGCAAATAATCCGATGTACATGACCCTTAACAGTGATACAAGCGCAAATTATTCTTGGCACGGTCTATTCGGTGATGGGGCATCTGCATCTGCTGCTGCATCCATTAATCAATCACGCATTGACATTGACCGCATAGCAGAAGCAAGTGCAGGCTCAAACATATTTGGTTCTTTTGTAACAGACATCCTTGATTACGCAAACACAAACAAGTTTAAGACGACGCGAAATCTTGGTGGCATAGATCAAAATAGTTCTGGTTTTATTTTTTTTGAGTCAGGGTTGTGGCGTAATACTAACGCAGTAAGCACAATAAGTTTCGCACCCCCTACAGGGTCTTTCGTTCAGTATTCATCTTTCGCCCTATACGGAATTAAGGGGTAGTCATGCCATCAACATACGAGCCAATCGCTACGACTACTGCAAGCGGTAGCTCAGGGACAGTAAGTTTTACATCTATTCCACAAACTTACACGGATCTAGTTTTAGTTATGCAAGTTGGTTATACATCTGGCTCTCATTACGCAGTTGTACGAGCTAATGGTGATGCTGATGCGAACGCTAATTACGGAAACACTTATGTAGCAGGAGACGGAAGTAGTGCATTATCTGGTCGTAATGGTGGCCTAAGTGGTTTTTATTCTAGTTTTGCTTTACTAGGTAATACGACTCTTAATTTTATTAGTACGATGCAAATATTTAATTACACAAATACGACGACTTTTAAGAGCTCTTTAACTCGCGCTAACTTAGCAAGTAGTGGAGTAGAGGCCGTAGTCGCCTGCCGTAGGACAGACACAAACGCAATTACATCACTAGAAATTAAAGCCACGAGCAGCGCCGTTTATGCCTCAGGCTCTATCTTTAGTCTTTACGGAATTAAGGCGGCATAATGGCTAACACATTTACTAAAATTGCCGCGGTTATGGTGGGCTCCGGTGGAGCATCGAGCATAGATTTTACATCTATCCCGAGCACTTATACGGATTTACAAATATTGATCTCAGCTCGTAGCGATGCATCAAGTGGCTCTAATGCGGCTGATATCTCTATCAGATTAAATAATGACTCGGGTACTAATTATTCATACAGGGGTTTAACTGGTACTGGCTCTACATCTGGCAGCTTTTCTCTTTCAGGTGAAACTCAATTCACTTACATAGCGTTTGCAGGATCGAGTAACGTTACCTCTAACACTTTTGGTAATAGCTCCGTTTATTTTCCTAATTACGCAGGTGCAACAAATAAAAGTCTAAGCGCCGACGTTGTTACTGAAAACAATGCCACACTTACGTATATGAGACTAAACGCGGGATTATGGGCTAACACGGCTGCCATTAATCGTATGACCCTTACTATTGTTAGCGCAAATTTTGTACAATATTCGACGGCAACGCTTTACGGCATTAAAAACTCATAGGGGGAAAAATGACACGACCAATTAAACTCGTACACGATTGCGCTACCGGTGTAGTCGAGGAGATCGAGCTCACCGATGCAGAGATCGAGGCAAACGAGGCGGCAGCGGCAACCTTTCTCGAGCAAAAAGCCGAGGATGAGCGCGCGGCAGCTGAAAAGGCTGCTCTACGCGATAGCGTTATCGCAAAGCTAGGACTAACACCGGACGAAATTGCCGCTTTACTGGGATGAGTCTTACAAGCTATAACGGATATCCGGCCTCTAAAGATCCGGACGAGATTAAAATAAAGTCCTACCCGGTAAAGGGTACGGACCGTAGGCTTAGGTGCGCTGAGAGTGTTGGGCCTCTCTTAGCCGCCTTTGCTGCGGAATTCCACGAGCTGATCGAGCCGATCGATGAGGGCACGTTTGACGATTGGGGCTATGCCTTTCGTATGGTACGAGGATCTACCGATCGCTTATCGTGTCACTCATCCGGGACGGCTATAGATCTAAATGCGACTAAGCATCCACTCGGCAAGGCCGGCACTTTCCCGGCTGAAAAGATCCCAATGCTTAGAGCTTTAGCTAAAAAATACGGGCTCAAATGGGGCGGCGATTTTAAGAGTAGGCCGGACGATATGCACTTTGAGGTAGAGATATCGGCAAGCAAGGCTAAAGCCTTAATCGCTAGTTTAGGTTTATAGTTAGATAAATCCTTAAGGGCACTAAGGAGCAACAAATGAAAGAGCAAGCAATAGCGGCGGCAAAATCCTACGGTCGAGCATCCCTCGCATCCGTAGCGGCTTTGTATATGTCCGGCATCACAGACTACAAAGTATTGGCTAACGCGTTTATCGCTGGGCTAATCGGGCCACTACTAAAAGCGCTGCAACCGTCGGAGAAGCAATTAGGCGTAGGCGCTAAGTAATGGAAAGAGCTCAGCTCGTAGTTGGTATAGCTCTCGGGAGTTTTACTATTTTGGGGCTAGGGGCTGGGCTCGTCCGCCATTTGGTTAAGTATTATTTAGCCGAGTTAAAGCCGGACGGCAACGGTGGCCATAACCTAGCCGGGCGCGTTGAGCGTATCGAAAAGCGAGTAGATCGTATTTACGAGATTTTGTTAGAGGATCGACTAGCCAAGTAGCGACACGCCAAAAGTCTATACGCTTTTAATTCGGACAAAAAGCCCTCATACTGATACTACAAACGCTGAGAGGGCTACTCGGTTAGTAGCTTGATCGGCCTTAACAAAGGGCTAAGTAATGAATAGTTTAGATATATTGATCGGTTTGGCAGCCTGCGGTATGGGCTTTATGTTTATGGTGATTGGTTACTCAATAGGACACCGACAAGGGCACGGCGAGGGCTTTGTACGCGGCCGCGCTATCGCTCAAGCTCTGAAAGATAAGGAGCTAATCTAATGGGGTTTTTAGATAACTACGAGGACGTAAACGCTCGTAT